CTGACTTAGCAATTGTAAACACAGTAGATGGTTACACTAGAGTGAGTTTTAGAGGTGTTCAAGTAGTAGCAATGTATGAGTGGGATACTATCTTAACAGACCTTAACCCTGCAATTTTTGTAGACCAAAGTGTTGCTGCAACTGGTAATGCTTCTCAAGGTGTATGTTACTGTGCAACAGAGAACTTAATTATAGGTTCTGATGTAACTGACCCAGAAGGTTCATTTAAAGTATTCTATGATGATTTAGAAGAAAAAATGTTCTTTAGAGGATACTTCAAGTTAGGAGTACAGTTCTTGTACCCTTCACTTGTTCAATGGGGAATTGTAACTGCTTAATAACAATAATGTAATATAGAGAGAGTGTAAAAGCTCTCTCTAATTTACTTTTTAATAACTTTTAATAAATAATAATAATATGGCTATAGATACAGGTTTAGGTGTTACTTGTGCAGATTTACAAGCAACAGGTGGTATTAAGCAAATTCTTCTAAGATCATGGGCTACTGGTGATGTGGTAAATTATGGTGCTGCAGGTACTCATTCTATTGTAAGCATACTAGAAACTGCTGCAGATGCTAACTGGTTTGTGTATGAGTTTAAAAACGAAACTCCTGCATTAACTATAAATGCAACTAAAGAAAATGGTTCAACTGCATTTGAGTGTGGTTTATCTTTTATGTTACCAAAAATGGATGTTACAAAATTTAGTGAGCTACAAGGCTTATTAGATACTTGCATGATGGGAATCGCTATTGACACTAATGACAAAGCATTTGTTATAGGTGTTAGTGAGAAATATGCTAATGAAGATGTTCCTTCAAAAAATCAAACATTCTTGAATTTAGCAAGTATGGAAGGTGGTACTGGAGCAGCTTATTCAGATGAGAATGGTATAACAGTTAGTTTAATGGCAAGACAATTTGAATTGCCAAGAGAGTATGCAGGTACAATTACTGTAGATACTTCTGCATTAACTGCAACTACTGGAGCTTAATACTAATTAGATAAATAATAGGTAGAAACTGAGGTTTTGTAAATCCTATTAATATCTTTTTTTTAATATGTGTGATTGCAACAAAAAAATTGTAGATTTATCACACTTAAAAATTTATACAATTATGGCAACATACAAAGCAAGACTATCTTCTGGTTCAACTTACAAAGGAGATTTTAAAATTACTTGGGCAACAGCGACACAAGAAGAATTGGCTTATGCTTATGAAGAAGTAGGTTTAAATAATTTAATAGAAAAAATAACAAAAACAAAAGATGAGTCAGAAAAAACAAGCAAGAAAAAGTCAAGTAAGAAAGCAGACTCAACAAAAGAGTAATACTTTTGAGTTTGGTGTTTTTGATTTAGCAGTACCACAAAACGTAGAAGAACCACAAGATATATCAAAGGTACTTACTAAGTATATACCTTTTGGTAACAACAATTTATTTCCACAATATTTAGCAGAGCTAAAACGTAAGTCATCTACACATAGAAGTGTACTTGCACAAAAGACTGTATTTACAAGTGGTGCTAAGTTTGTTACAAGCAATCAAGAAATACAAGCATACATAAAAGATGTAAATGCTAACAAAGAAACTTTAAGACAAGTTTACAAGAAATTAGCTGATGACTATTACACTTTTGGAAATGCTTATGTAGAAGGTGTTTTATATGATGGTGGGGTAAACCTATACCATATAGATGCAACTACTGTTAGAATGGCTAAAAACAAGAAAGAAGTATATGTACACCCAGATTGGGCAAAGTACAATACTATGAAAGACAAAACACAGACTATACCTCTTTATCCAAATGTAAAAGGTAAGAGGTTTGTGATGCATTTTAAAGATTACGAACCAACATTTACTTACTATGGCTTACCTGACTATGTTGCTGCATTGGATCATATCGCAGTTGATTACGAAATCGGCAAGTGGAATCATACAAAATTCCAAAATGGTTTTCAGCCATCTGCAATCGTTGAAATCTCTGGTGACATGGGTGAATCAGAAGCGAAGAAACTGGTTAAAGAAGCACAGAAAAAGTTTGTTGGAGAAGGAAACAATGGAAAAATAATGTTTATTGTAAAGAATGGAGATACTTCACCTGCGAATGTTTCTATTATAAAAGATGACCAAGATGGTAGTTGGTTAGATTTACAAAAGATTACTGACCAAAATATTATTACTGCACATAGATGGCAACCTGCACTTGCAGGTATTGTTAGTTCTGGTAAGATGAACAACACAGGTAGTGAGATTAGAATTGCTTATGATATGGCAATGACAACTGTAATTAAAGATACTTCTGATTTAATTTTAGATGGTATAAAAGATATACTTAATAAAGAGATGGGTTTTATCTCAGAAGAATTATTAATACAGTACGAGCCACCAGTATCATTTGCTACTCAGCTTGATCCTACTAAGATACTTACTATAAATGAGCAGAGAAAAATGTTAGATGAAGATTTCCCAATGCTAGAAGAGGGTAATATGTTCTTGACAGATAGAGAACAAATTATTGTTACAAGAGATGATGACCAAGATGGTATTGGAGATAGTGAAAGCGAATTACAAGTAACTGAAGTAGAATCACAAAACGAAGAACAATAATATGGCAAACGTAAATCAATATATACCTTTAGTAAGTGCAGGAGAAGTTATCAGTAATAGCTTTACAAATGCTAATACAGACCCTGCTTTAATATCTAACAATACTATTCTGCTTACAGAATTAGCACATTTAAAACCTGCTTTAGGTAAAAAGTTTTACGAAGAGTTAAAGACTCAGCATAACAATGGTACTTTGACTACTGCAAATCAAACTTTAATGGATGATTTTCTTACAAGATGTTTATGTTGGTTTGTAAGATTTGAGGTTATAAACGAGGTGCAAAGCAATAGTAGTAGTATGGGTATTGTACACAATGTAGATGAGTTTGCTACTATAGTAGACCCTTCAGAGCTTAACTCATACAAGCAAGACACATATAGAAAATCTGAGATATATTTAAAAGATATGTTAGACTACATGGAAGATTCTGACCAGAATGGCTTATATCCAACCTACGAATCAGACAGACCTGCAAGAGGTTATGCTTACAAGAATCATGGTATAATAATGTATGACAGTATTTACTCACGACCTAGAACGTATAATTATAATAGTTGGAGAGATTTCTGTCCATGCGATGACTGTTAAAAAAATATAAATATGGCTGCTAACGAACACAAAAACTTAACAGATGTAAACAGACACAACCCAAAAGGTTTTGAGTCTGCTTTTAACGATACTTTATGTAGTAAGTCTACAGGTACTGGTGCAGGTAATACAGATGGTAGTTTAATCTGGACAAAGAAAAACCTAATAAAAACTGATACGTTTGACATACAGGGTTATGCTACATTAACTAATGCTAACTATCACTATGGTGCTAATATGACTGATGGTCAATCACCAAACGAATACAACCAAGACTATGGTTCAGGCACTATTGGACAAACAGCTTTAGATATAGGTGATTTTTTTAAAGTAAAATCATTTGTAATGCACAATGCTTGTAATGTAAACACTTTGTATATGTGGGCAAATGCAACAAGTGCAGCAACAATAACAGTAGCTTTATGTAAGATGACATTTGTAGCAGGAAATACTGGTGCTATTGATCCAGTACTATTAAACGAATTAACAATAACAGGACAATCAAGTAACGATAATTTACAAGTAACTAGAAACTTAACTCCAGAAACAAGTTTAGCAGCAGGAGATGTATTATTTGCAATGGTAAAAGCATCAACAGCAGCAACAACATATTTTAAGTTAGGAATACAAGTTGGCTATGACAATTAACAAACAAAATAAAATGAAAGATACAATTGAAGATACGATACAGGTGGGAATGGCAAATGCAGGAGCAATAGGAATATCGTTAGCATCGTTTAATGAAATACTAACGACAATATCTTTATTAATGGCAATAGGATTCTCAATTTATAAATTTACAAAAACAAGAAAATAATATGGCAAGTACAGTAACAGCAGCAAATTTAACAGTAACTATAGTAGAATCATACACTTTGAATGGTGTGGCATATGGTAATACTGTAGAGAAAACTTTTACTTCTAAAGGTAAAGTAGACCAAAGAATTTTAAATGTAGCTACATCAGAAACTGCTTTGTTTAACTGGGAAGCAGCAGATAGTGCAGGTATTGGTGTTGCAGCAGATTATGCTTACTTTAGAGTTACTAATTTAGATGATACTAATTTTGTAACACTAAGACTATATAATGGTGCAGATAGTTTTTGGTATAAACTTGCAGCAGGAGAGAGTTTAATGCTAATGAATAATGAAATGGATGCAGTAACAGGAACTACATTTGGTGCTTTAGCAGATATAACTTCTGTTTTAGCTCAAGCAGATACTGCAACTTGTGATGTAGAATTTATTGCAGTAACAGCTTAGTATGGCTAAAATAGTTTTTACTTTTAGAAAGACTAAGACTAAGAAACGTAAAGGAGTACATTCTAAAAATTCTAGTAAAAGTCAGAATGGTTATAAAAAACCTAAAAGAGGACAAGGTAAATAATGACATTTAGCTACTTTAAAAAAAGTGAGTTTACTTGTAAGTGTGGTTGTAAGACTAACTTAATGGACTTAGATTTTATAGAAGATTTAGATAGAGCTAGGTCTTTTAGTAATATTAAATATAAAATAACATCAGGGTACAGGTGTCCAAATCACCCCCTGTCAATAAAAAATCCTACCAGTTCACATATAAAAGGAATTGCTTGTGATATAGAATGTAAAGATAGTTATCAAAGAGCATTAATTTTAGGTGGATTAGCAGAAGCAGGATTTGTAAGAATTGGTTTGAGTAAAGAGGGTGGTTTTATCCATGTAGATTCAGATCAAGATAAGGTTCAGCCAGTTATCTGGTTGTATTAATTAATAATTAAAATAAATAAAATATGGAAATGTTAAAAAAAATGTTTGACTCAAAAAAGTTTTGGTATGCAGTATCTGCAGTATTTGTTCCATTTGCAGCAGCAAAGCTAGGTTTATCAGAAGCAGAAGTAGAGAAAGTTTACTATGCGATACTTACTTTAATTCTAGGTCAGGGAATTGCTGACATTAAAAAATAATGAGTAAGATAGTAGATATGATTACTGGTAGCTTGGTTAAACAAGCTATAAGTCCAATTACTGAAATAGTTAAATCAGTTTTAGAATTGTTTAAAGACACTAAGGGTAAGTATTCTTCTAAGAGAACAATAAGTGGGGTGTTGGTTATAGCTGCTAGTGCAGATATATCGTTAAATGGCATCACATATATGAATTTGGGTTTAAGTTTTTTAGCAGTCTTACCATTACTGTTTTCAGTATTTGAAAAAAATTGTGAAAAGTGTAATTGTAATCTAAAAAAATAGTTACATTTGTGCTTCTATCAACCTTTCTGGTTGGATAATTGTTTTTAGTTTCAAGAGTGGGGTGTTAATAACATCCCATTTTTGTTTTAGAAGCACCTAATATTTTGCTTACATTTAGCAAAACTAAAAATCAAAAACATGACAAAATTAAAAGGTAAAAGATTAAGACTTTCTGCTGAAGAAGTAGAATTAATAAATGAATCTAGGGGTATAGATGTAGAAAACATCAATGGTAATACAGCTTTAGAGTTACATTTAAAAGAACGAGGTATAAACAAAGAAGATGTTGTTAGTGTCAAGCATTGGCAAAACATGGGTGGAGAACTAAGATTCTCTATAGTTACAAAACAAGAGTATGGTTTAGATGAAGAGCAAATATTAGACAAGATAAAAAGTCTTATAGAAGATTACTCACCAACCTACAAAAAAATAGATAGAGATTTTAATAATGATCACTTACTTGTTATTAATCCTGCCGACA